ATGCTCGAAGCCCACCGCAGCCTGCGCGGCAACGGCTACGCGCGGATCTACAGCGATGCGTCGGGAGATCCCACCGCCATCGTCCCCATCCACCCTGATCGCGTCACCCCCGAGCTGACGGCAGACGGTACCCCGCGCTACCGCATCACCACCGCCAAAGGCGAGTACGAAGCCACCCTGCTGCCGGGCGAAATCCTGCACCTGTGCGGGTTGAGTCTGGACGGGTATGTGGGACTCAACCCCATCGCCTTCCAGCGCGAAGCGGTGGGCGCCGCCATCGCCGCGCGCGACTACGGCAGCCGCTTCTGGAACAACGACGCCCGCCCGCCGTTCTGGGTCAAATTCCCCGGCCAGCTCAAGGATGCCGAAGCGCGCAGCAACATCCGCACCGAATGGCAAGAGATGTACGGCGGCGCGAACCGCGGCAAGCCCGCCATTCTCGATCGCGGCATGGAGATCCAAGAGCTGGGCTTGAGCAATGAGGACTCGCAGTGGATCGACGCGCGCAAGTACTCGGACGTTGACATCTGCGGCCTGTTCCGGATCCCGCCACACAAAATCGGCATCCTGGACCGCGCCACCTGGGGCAACATCGAGCACCAGAACATCGAGTTCGTCACCGACTGCATCCTGCCCCTCACCGTCAGTTGGGAGCAGACCATTGCCCGCGACGTCATCATTGACGAAGCCCTGTTCGTCGAACACGTGCTCGAAATCCTGCTACGGGGCGACACCACCACGCGCTTCAACGCCTACGGCAAAGCCATCCAGGACGGCTGGATGACCCGCAACGAAGCCCGCCGCCTTGAAAACCGCGAGCCCTTGCCCGGCCTGGACGAACCGCTGCAGCCGCTCAACATGACCACCGCCGGTGCCAGCGCCCTGGCCAAGCCCGCGCGGCCCACGGTGCCGTCGCCCGGCCGCGCCGCCACCCTGCTGGCGGCCAACGCCGCCCGCGTCGCCCGCAAAGAGGCCGGCCTGATCGCCGCCGCTGTCAAAGCCGCCCGCCCGCTGGCCGAAGCCTTTGCCGACCACGCCGGCTTCGTGGCCACCGTCATGGCTGTCAATGCAGAGGCTGCCGCAGCCTACACCGCTGCCACCATCGCCCGGGCCGAAAGCCTGCTGGCGGCAGACCCCGCCTTCACCACCCAGCAATGGGTGGACACCCAAACCGCTGCCCTGCTGCAGCTGGAGAGCTGACACCATGTCCATGCTGCTGCTGACCGAGTTTTACTCCACCCCCTGGGTGCTTGACCCCGACACCCACGCCCAGATGCAGCTCATCTTGGAGCGCTGGGCCAGCGGTGTGCGCCTGCCCCAGGCCGAAGTCCAGGCCGCCATCGGCACCGCGCCCCAGGCCGCTGCCGATCGCCGCCAGCAGGCGGCCCAGGCCGGGCAGGGCGCCATCGCCGTCGTTCCGGTGTACGGCGTGCTCACCCACCGCGCGCGTGACCTGTCCGTCAGCACCCCCATGACCAGCACCGAAGTGCTCAGCGCCCAGATTCGCAGCGCTGCGGCCAACCCCGACATCAGCGCCATCGTGCTCGATGTGGACAGCCCGGGCGGCAGCGTGTTCGGTGTCCAGGAGGTCGGCGACACCATCCTGTCCCTGCGCGGCAGCAAGCCCATCATCGCCGTGGCCAACGCCAAGGCCGCCAGCGGCGCCTACTGGGTCGCCTCCCAGGCCGACGAAGTGGTCATCACCCCCAGCGGCGCGGTCGGCAGCATCGGCGCCATGATGGCGCACAAAGACCAAAGCGCCAAAAACGAGCGCGACGGCGTCAAAACCACCTACATCCACGCCGGCAAGTACAAAGTCGAAGGTAACGCCGACAACCCGCTGGACGCAGAAGGCGCCGGCTACCTGCAAAGCATGGTCGATTCGTACTACAGCGCCTTTGTGCGCGCCGTCGCCAAAGGCCGCGGCGTCAGCGTCGATACCGTCCGTGGCGAGAGCTTCGGCCAGGGCCGCATGGTACTGGCCAAAGACGCCGTCGCCGCCGGCATGGCCAACCGCATCGCCACGCTCGACCAGGTCATTGCCGACCTGTCCCGCCCCAAACGCAAGACAGCAGGCCTTCACGCCAGCACCGCCGCCGCCCAGCTGGCCGTGCTGCAGGCCGGCGCCTGATCGCCGCCCAGCAACCCACCACCGAGTCTGCGGTCTGTCAGCACCGCACCGCACCGGCCCACAGGCACGGTGCGCAGCCCAACGGCTGGCGCTGACACGAAACCACCCCCAACCCCAGAGAACCCCACCTGAAGGAACCCACCCCATGACCCGCAGCACCTTCCCCCGCCTCGGCCTGCTCCTGGCAGTCGCCGTCGGCCTTGCCGTCGCCACCTCCGCAGCCTTCGCTGGCCCGGACGGGCACGCCCTCTTCGCCGCCATGTTCGGCGACACCAGCCTGTCCAACGCCCACCTGCTGGGCCTGGCCGCTGCCGGCAGCATCAAGCAGCTCGGCACCCTGCAAGCCCGGCGCAAAGACCTGCTGGCGCAGATGGCCGCCATCACCACGGCCGCCAGCGAGCGTGACGACGGCCTGTTGACCGCTGAAGAGCGAACGGCCTTCGACACCCACGCCGCCACCGTAGCCCAGCTGGACGGCGACATTGCCCGCGTCAAATCGCAGATCGAAGCCACCCGCACCAGTGCCGGCGTCGAGATCGGCAGTGGCGCCATCACCACCACCGACAACCTGCGCGACGCCCGCAACCACGGCTTCCGCAGCTTCGGCGAATTCGCCTTCGCCTGCGTGCGCGCCGCGGTGGACCCGTCCGCCCAGGCGGATGACCGGCTGCAGATCGGCGCTGCCAGCACCGCCCCCGGCAGCTACGGCAACACGCAAAGCGGCGCGGACGGCGGCTACCTGGTGCCGCCCGAGTTCAGCACCGCCATCGTTCAGACCGCCTACAGCCAGAACGACAGCTTCGTGCCCATGACCGACAACACCCCGGTCAGCGGCAACAGCATGACCTTCCCTGTGGATGAAACCACGCCGTGGGGATCGTCCGGCATCAAGGCTTTCTGGACTGATGAGGCCGGCCCATCCCCGGAAAGCAAAGCCAAGTTTGACCCCGCCACGCTGCGCCTCAAAAAGCTCACCACCCTGGTGCCGCTGACGGAAGAAATGCTGGCCGACGCCGCCGCCATCGGCGCCTACGTGCAAGCCAAAGTGCCCGAAGCCATTGCCTTCAAAACCAACGAGGCGCTGTGGGCCGGCTCCGGCGCGGGCAAGCCCAAGGGCTTCTACGCCTCCACCGGCCTGCTGGTCAGCGTGGCCAAGGAAAGCGGCCAGGCGGCCGACACCATCGTGGCGCAAAACCTGTCCAAGATGCGCGCCCGCATGCACGCCCGCAGCTACCGCCGCGCCGTCTGGCACATCAACAACGATTGCCTGCCGCAGCTGGACAACCTGCTGTACGCCACCACGGCCACCAACGAGAAGATCTACAACCCCAACGGCGGCCGCTTCGGCTACGGCACCATCCTGGGCCGCGACGTCATGGTCACGGACTTCAATGAGACGGTGGGCGACAAGGGCGACATCGTCCTGGCCGACTGGGGCATGTACCGCACCATCACCAAGTCCGGCGGCCTGGAGACGGCCACCAGCATGCACTTCTGGTTCGACCGCGGCCTCACCGCGTTCCGCACCATCTTCCGCATTGATGGCCAGCCCAGCATCGCCGCGCCCGTCACGCCCAACAAGGGCAGCGCCACCCTGTCCCCCATCGTCACGCTGGACGCCCGCGCCTAACCCGCAGGCCAATCCGCAGGCCAAGCCGCCGCCCTCACCGGCGGCGGCACCCGCCCAAGCATCGCCCCCACCCCTCCTGGAGCAACATCATGACGCAGAAACTCACCGAAGCGCTGGCGCTGGTCGCCACCATCGACCCCCAGACCCTGGCCAACACCGAAACCTTCACCGACGTGGTGGACATGGGTGCCAACACCCAGGCCATCGCCATCCTGCTCACCGGCAACATGGCCGCTGAAACCATCGACTTCACGGCCTACAGCTGCGACAGCGACGGCAACAACGCCGCCGCCATCACCGGCCGCGCCGCCACCCAGCTGGCCGCCCACGCCACCAACAACGACGCCAAGCAAGTCGTCATCAACCTGCGCGACACCGACCTCCTGGCCAGTGGCAAGCAGCACGTGAAATTCGGCTTCGTCACCGGCGGCGCCAGCGGCGGCCCGGTCGCCGTCACCGTGCTGGCCACCCCGCGCCAGGGCATCGCCAGCGCGGCAGACCTCGCCAGCGTCGTCGAAATCGTCTGACGATTCACCCCCAGCCGGCCCCCCGGCCCCCACGTGAAACGCCCTCCCCGTGAGGGCGTTTTGCATGGGCGCTCCACCGCGCACCGCCCCCGCCCGCCCACATCACCACCCAGCCGCCATGCCCACCACCCGCATCACCGACGCCGCCACCGAGCCCCTGACCGTGGCCGTGGCCAAGCGCCACCTGCGCGTGGACGACGTGGACACCGATGTGGACACCGACATCGGCGCCTGCATCAAAGCCGCGCGGCTGGATGCAGAGCACCGCCTGCAGCGGACCCTCATCACCACCACGTGGGAGCACACCCGCGACGCCTTCCCCGGCTGTGATGAGGGCGGGCTCATCCGCCTGCCCATGGGCACGGTGCTGGCCATCACCAGCGTCAAATACGTGGACGAAGCCGGCACCCTGCAGACCATGGACGCGGCAGAC